GGGGGAACATCGAATTCGGATAGTGAACGATCACTATCCGCCCCCTCGTGGGGGATTGCTTTAATTATAACAGGTATCGTGATGAAAGTAAAATTTAAAGTAAGAAAAACCACAGCTAGTGAAAAACTTGAGTTTGTTTTAGTTTTTTTGTTGATCATAATAATCATTTGGTTTTTTGTGAGGTAAATATGTTAGTTGATATCAATGCTATTAAATGGCTACTAGAAAATGACACATCCTATTCTATTAGTAAAAATTGTGGATTATCCACCCAAGCTGTAGACAAATATAAGAACGGTATCTCTGATATTATGAATATGCGTTTGAAACACGCAATTAAAATGACAGAATACGCTAATCAGTTTAAAAAAGAAAAGTGATGATTATACAATCATCGCTTTTTTGATAAAAAAATACTTTATTATACCAAAAACTATCTATGGTTGCCATCAAATCTTCATACGTTCTCGAACGTTTGAAAAGCGCGTATTTTATCAAAATATCGTTTTCGTCATTTTTCGATAATTAAAAAAAGACGTATTCATTTTCGTATTCATTGCCCGCATAATTGAGAGAACGAGCCCGAGGGCTTTTTTTGTTGCCGTTATAATAGACAATCTTCAAAATTGCCGTTATAAGCGCAACAAAAAAACCCTCCCAAATCGGGAGGGTTAAATTATCTTATAAAGTCTCCGGCCACGGGTCGTCCGTGATATATACCACGCTGGAAAAGCGAATATCCCCGATATCACGATCTGTTGGTACTGGATCGTCGAATTGCAGACGGAATTGGTTTCCGTCACCAGACCCACCGAGATACCAAGTGCCAAGACGTTTGCCTTTGTCATTGGTGATCATACCGATTTTTGACCCAATCGGACGAAAGCCAACTGGGATTCCTTGAACGTTTAAGATAACCACGTTTCGCTCACGATCTGACCCTTGAGGAACGTAGCTAGGCGCACCTCGTCTCACGATTCCAAACCAACCCCAAGATAGACCGCCAAAATTGATTTCTACGGTCGAGTTGATACGTCTAAATTCCATGTAAGACGCACCAAGTGCTGACTGGATATTTCTTGCCCGAACTTTTCCCGTGTCGCCAGCTAAAATAACCCATTTTTCACGACCAGCACCAGCACGTTTTTTGATCCATTTAAAGGCTCCGTTTTTCGCTGTGGTGTCAATATAGGTCACTCCGATTTCGGCATCAAGAGCATATGGGAAGCCTTGGCCTTTTAGTTCCGTGGTCGTGTTTCCGCTCGTTCCGACTTTGCGTTTAAGTTCTTCCAAGTCGTTCTTGCTCGCTAGTTGCGTGGTATCAACCGCTGGGATTTCAGAACGTGTAACAAACGGATTTCCGTTGTTTTTTAGCTTTTCGTCAATGATTCCGTGGACTTTGCTTTCTTTCAGGAATTCAGCTTGCTTCGAAGTCAGCGCCTTAATATCTCGGCCGATAGCTTTGATTACGTCGATAATGCTATTCATGCAATCACGCTTTCGCGGCTGTATATGTTGCCACTAAATCCAAGTTTTCCAAATCAGTAAGTTTCTGCCCAAGTTCGGTCATTTTTTGAACGATCGCGCTATCTGGGCTTTCACCAGCTTTGATTTTTTCAGCGATCTCTTTAAGAGTGTCCAGCTCTTCTGGTACACCTTCGCCAAGGATTGCTGTTTTAACCCCTTGAATAGCTGTATCAAGTTGCTGTTGCGTGATTCCACCTTGCCCGATTTCAGACTTGTCTGCCTTGGTAGCTAGTGTGGTCTTGATTTCTTTTACGTCAGCTCCGACTGCTTGAGCAAAAGATGTTAGTTTCTCTGTATTTAAAGTCATATTTCTTCCTTTCAAATTTTAGCTAGGTTATAGAGTACGGTTAAGTCTGGGAGCTCTTCCGTCTGTGGGCCGTTTGGATGTTCCGCGATGTACTTGTCGATTTCAGTCTTGACATCGTTTCTTACAAGCGAAAGGACTTCCTCGCTTGTAAATTCATCTGCTGAACGTGTGATTTCCAATCTCGCAGAACGATCACTAGGGAAAATGTATCCACCACACACGATCTCGACTAGATATGATCCGATTGGCAAAACTTTTTCAAGTTTGAAAGTCACTTTTGATTTCTCGACAAGGCTTTCAAATGTGAGCTTACCTTTCGAATTGTAGATTCTAATAGTTGCATTTCGCCCATTCAACTCATTGACAGGCTTGCATCGTTCATCTAATAACTCATATCCAAATAAAGAGGCGCTATCGCCTTGTTTGACGACAGCCCCTCCTTCGAATTGCTTTAGATTCGTAGAATTTAATAATGTCATTAAATCCTCCTTGTTTTAAGAGAATGACCCGAAATCTGTAATCCGTTGACCATTCTCTGATTGACCGACTGCCACATAGCGACGATTGCCAGATGCACCGATGTAAGTGATCCAGATATAACCATCGTTATCTAACCAGCCGTCGTAATTGATTTCCATCCCAGCAGTATACACTGCTACAATTTCACCAGCAAGCCCAGCAGACGCACGTACATTAAGCGCTGAGACTTCGACTGTGAATGTGCCTGTCTCTGGATTGAATACATTAGAATCAACCGTGAGAGGCTCAGCTGGGGTGATAGGTGTTACTTCTGCTGGCTGATCATCTACAGGAAAGTAGAACCAACCTACGATGCCATCAAAATTGCGTGTGTTGTAGCGTGCTGGGCCACCGACGTACAAGCTATCAGCGTTACCATCAATATTCTGCTCGATAGTCCGCATGGTATATCCATCTGAGTCCTCAATGACTAGCCCTGTGTGCCCGTAAGGATGCCCTGCGATATAAGTTGTATCTTGGACGAATGCTGCACCAGCACGAGGAGCAGATGACACATCACCCACAACATTGTAGACAACCTCATAGCCAGCATCTCTAGCAGAGTTGAGCAAATCAATCGCATTTCCCCACAAAGATTTACCAAAAAAAGTAATAGATAAATCATTTACTTCGTCTACGCATTGTGTTCCGTAGCATCCGTCAGCGTCAGCACCTACTCCAGCATCAGCATTAGCTTTTACATGATTGATCAAGTCAATAGTTCTTACCATTTTATTTCTCCTTTAAATCAAAAGCCACCACCCAAAAATAGGCAGTGGCTAACAAAAAGATTGTTGCTTTGAGAGTAGCTCTCTTAATCATCATTTGGCTCGTAATAGTTAAGCGCACGCTTGCTATCGCTTAGACCTGTTGTGGTAGGGTCATTAACGACACCGACCAAAACAAAGACAGCAAACAGTACATTGACAAATACCAAGATTTTATCAACAGTTTGGCCGAACTCCAGCTTGATGCCAAAGATATCTGCAAATGCCTGGAAGAGCAATGCAAGAGCTGGCACAAGAGCGAGCCAAAAGTTTTTGTTTTTCAAACGTACAGTCCAGTTGATTTTCATAGTGTTACCTCTTAATTATTTTTATTTTGGATTAATGCTTTAAGCTCCTTCATATCCTCACTCAAGGCTTTGACCTGCTCTGCGAGGATTAAAAGAGACTTATTCTGCTCATCGTGGTTGTCAAGTCGTCTAACAGCCGTAAGACGGAAATCACGCATGTTTTCGATGTCTTTTTCAATAACGACCATGCGTTTTTCTTGTGCCACGACATTTCCTTTAAAATTGCCGTAAATTCCAAGTAAGATCCCGACAAATCCGACCATCATCGAGATATCTTCGGGTGTAAAGTGGATCATAGATCACGCCCCTCTCTCATTAAAGTACTGGTTGTGGTGTAGCTGTCGACACTGGTTGAGTTTCAAGGTCACCAGAAGGTTGTCCTGACTTCTCTTCCTTCTCTTCTTTTGGTTTAATCCATTTCCAGATGCCAATCTTACCATTTTGGTAAAGATTGTTTAACTGCTCCAAAGTTTCGCCCTGATAAGTAAATGGTTCGGTCACTTGGATCATGACACGCTTGCCTTCACCAAATGCTTCTGTGTGGTTTGGATCTTCAATCGTAAAGATTTCTTGTGGTTGATATGTTTTACCAACTTGTCCAAGATCTACTAACTCAAGTCCACGCTTAAAGATTGTAGGATCCATCGGATTGTCAATATCTGTTACACGAGCTAAAAGATTCCAATCAGCAACGTCCTTAATCTTCTGGATTTGGTTGGCTTTTTCTTCGTTGTCCTTGGTTAGAGCTTGGATTTTAGCGATAGCATCATTGTTAGCTTCGACAGATTTGTCTAACTCTTTCTTGATTGCTACGACTGCTCCAGATGTGTCAAGTTCCATGCGGACGATGTTTAACACTGCTTCAATCAATGTCGCATCATCTTCAGTCATGCGATTGTTTGGGAGGATTTCTTCAAATACTCGATAGGGGAAATCTTGCTTGATTGCTACCTTGGTAGTGTTAGCTACTGCATCATATGATTTAAATTGTAATTTATAATCCATTATTTAGTTACCTCGTTTTTGTTTTTGATTTCTTCAAAAAGATCCTTCAAATCTTTATCAGATTCAAGGACAGAGCGATAGCTTTCAACTTCTTGAGCAAGTTGCGCTACTTGTGCTTGTAAATCGGTGAAACGAGCCTTAAACTCAATTTCGCCAAGCGTCTTGTCGCTCAATTGTTTGTTCAATTCAGCAACCATTGACAGTAAAATATTTTCGTTCATTGTTCCTCCGTAATTATTAAATATGAGGTCTACTATAACCCCAAGCGTCAAGAGACCCTTGTACAACGGTTTGCATCGCACCTGTCATGCTCATTTGTCCTTTAGCGTGTGCCCAAAGTTTCCATAGTGCTGCGACGCTATCAACTAGATTTATAAATTTAGTTGGTGTGTCAGTAAGGCCTCTGGTTTCTCTCGGTACGACAAATGATCTAGCCCATATTTCAGATTTTTTATTCCAAACACCGGGCGTAATAACTTGTGAGACATTCGAAAATCGCCAACCGTCATCGCCTTGCGAGTGTTTAAAATGGATATGGTCTCCAAATTGATAGATGTTATCAAGTGTACTGTTGGCATTGTTATCAATTACGATGCCAGCAAATGATGGTGAGTTCCATGATTTGGAACCATCTCGGTTACTGCCGATAATTGTCTTAGCGTGCTTATGACCGTTTTCAACACTGGATTCGTATCGCATAAATTGTGTGGGAAAACCAGCTTGCTCTCTGGTAATAGCAGCTGTATCACTAGTCATGGTTAATTGATTTTTAATTAAATCCAATACAAGGGATCCATCTGATGACTGGACACGCTCACCTGTAAATCGTTTCGCTGCAACATCTATCGAATTTAGTTGTGTGATAAACGCTTTCTGGGATACCAGCTCTCTGATAAAGGCTTGATTGGTTACAAGCTTGTTGATCATAGCAGCATCCACTAGCAACTTATCAGCAGTGACCGCATTTGAAGCAAGAATCTGAGTCGTGACAGAGCCAGATTCAAAGTTTCCGGTCTTTAACTTATCAACCATCGCAGATTTGATAACTGCATTGTCAATCAGTGTCTGGCCGGTAATGTGGGTTAGACGGCCATCAATTCGATTGTTACCATTGGCGCCAATATTGATCCCGTTGATGATGTCACCTGCACTATTAAGATTCTTAATAGCATAAGAACCAGCAAGCTGTGTTACTTGTGTTTGTGTGGCTACATCCTGTGTAGAGGTGTTGTCCGTAAATTTATTAGGTGGTCTATCTCCACGGATAAGGGAAACTTTCCCGATCGCTACAGTACCATTTTTCATCAGCCAAAACTCAAGAGGAAAGTCTCTTAAATTCGTTGTAGTCTTATTGACTGTCATGGTGCCTGTGATAATCTGCGTACCAGTTTTTGTGAAAGTCACACGATCGGAAGCAATAACGCTGTTGTTATTCCACAATTCAATACCAAGAGGTGCGTTTGGTAATACATCTACCCACGCTTCAATCCGATAGCTAAGTTTTTCATCTTTGGTAAAACTTGATGTCGTAATTGGTAATGCAAACCCACGATAGACATTGTTGGTGTGTCCTGAATTGGTAATTCTCAATAATTTTGTTGAGGCTTGAACTTCAACAACATTAGCTTCGGGTTGCTTCTTTTTCCACTTGCTAAAATTCGTTGGATCATAAACAAGATTAAAGTCATCTTTAGCATATTTTCCGACCTCGGACTGAAAAATCTCGCTACTCATGACAAGCCGTGATAGCTTGTCGGGTGCGTCTGTCTCTGATGTACCGATGATACGCTCGTAGAGCTTGTTGGACTCGGCTAGTTTTTGGAACTCTACTGTTTGGCTCTTGATTTGTTGATTAATACCAGCCAAGACAGGTCCGATTTCGTCCATTGCAGTGAAGTCATGCTTGATATTTTGGTAAATCTTATTATAGATTGTCCCACTGTCAGTCTGCTGGATTGTCTCGCTGACCTTTTGAGTTAGGTCGGGGCTGGCCAAGATTTCACGTTTAACAGACGCAGACAAGCTTGCAGCATCTGGCAATGTTCCAGCCTTCCTCAATGCTCCATCTGCTTTTCGTCTGACTTCTTCAAGGTCATTGCTCACGAATTCCTGGAAGCGTCTCTCGATATCATTAGAGATGAGTTTTTTGACTGCCTCGGCTTGTGCCTTGGCTTGTTCGATACCATCAGTGATTTCTTGTTCGAGTGCGGTGGCTTTCTTCGAGTATTCAGCGTTAGCATTATCAACTAATTTTTGGACCTTAGCCTCATACTCTTTATCACGACCACTCAACTTTTCATCAAGTTGCTCATTGACTTTGTTTTCTACGAGGCTTCCAAGAGCACTGCCAAAGGACTGGCTCACCTTACCGAAGCCGATGCTAACAAGCTTCTTCCTCATGGGTTTGAAGCGATATTTTGTAATCTTCTTCCGTAGATCTACATTGTATCGCTCGTGGAAGACGCTGACAGTATCAAAAAGGCTCACAGGTTGGTCGGTTTGACCGATAACATCAATTTCCAGACTTTCTTCGACCATATCGCAGAGCGTTTCACGGAAGTAGCGTTTCCCATACTCTTCCAGTGTTTTCTGGTCGACCACGTCCTGGTCTTGCACTTCCATGTCCGCTTCGTAGATATTCTTGTATTTGCCAATCAGCGGACTGTCGATTGTCGCAGTGAAGACTTGGTCCTTTTTGTGCTCATCGTGACTTTCGATGACACGTCTAAAATGAATCCTTGTCTTCAATTCCTTAGTAGACGCAGACTCTTGGTAGGACTTCATGTTCTTTTTGTAGGCAAAGAGCGATTCATTCTCCACCCCTGCTCTCTCAAGCAGCCGGATACTGTACTTGTCACGCACGAGATCTCCACCCCATTGCCCGACAATAGAGTGCTTGTCTTTTACCAAGGCTTCCATCACCGACACATTTTTGAGGTTGATGGTATGCTTTGAGCTGATGTCTGAAAAGAAAGTGAAAGGACTCGGCCTCTTTAAGGCCGACACCAGAGCATTCATCACAGTAAAGCCATTCACTCTATCAACGCTGATAGTATTGATAGAGTAGCTATTCAGCAAAGTGGCAACCTGGTTGGCATATACCGTAATATAGCCATGTTGCTTTTCGACTTCAAAGATAGAAAAATACTGCTCGCCGTGCAAATCATCCGCAACCAGTAAGACTTCGTTCTTCAACTCTGTCCACTTGCTGTCAGTTGTTGGGAATTTAAAGGTGAGCTGATAGGTGCTATTAGCTTCTTGGATGATTTCATCATCATAAGCAGCATTCAGAGGGAAGTTATTTTCCAATAGATAGATCATACCTTATACCTCCAGTTCCCTTGGATTCTCACCTTCGTGATATTTCCACCAAAGACCACCCCAGAAATGCCAGTAGGAATTTCGAAGAATCCACCTCGTGTCCGAAGAGTATTCTTCAAGTTTCCATTCTTGTCATAAACATTCTGACGTTTGTGACGGCAGTCAATAGTAGCCTTAGTATCTAACTTGAGTTGCATGATTTGCTTACCAATCGTAAGCGTCACATCCCCACTTCCCTCAACTGTGATGACCGGTTCAGAATAGACCGTGCCAGGGTTCGTCACAGTGCCATTACTTGTCAACACGACTTCCGTATTATTTTTCTGATAGCGGAAAGGGTGCATCTTGAGCTTGATTTCTAGTGACCAAGCATGGATGCCATTTTGTCTAAAGTTTGAGCTAGCATAGTCAGCATAAAAAATAGAGCCTGGTCGATGCCCAAACTCTATTAAATTGTTCTGCTGATTGAATTGCTCAAGGATTTTCTGGACCTCCTCTTCCTTTACTACATAGAGGCTGACAGTCTTATCATAGCCATCATAGGCACCATCATAGATTGGATAATCTCCATTGGCCCCATAAATCGTATTGTTGTCAAAACGTGGCTGAGCCATTTGCTCCTCGCCGTAGTCGGTGACATAGCAGTTTGGGATTGATCCAGTGTCAAACCCATTAATAATCATGTTAAACATTAGATTCCCTCCCTTGCCATGATTTTAGAATAGCGTTGGTAGCTATTTTGCGCCAAAATATTGCCGTCTAGATAGGTTTCTGATGGTTTTTCAAGGATAGCAGTCAATAACTTTTCTAAACTTGTTCTCAGAAACGCAATCTCAGCAACGACATTTTGACCATCGTACTCATTGCCACCTTTATTATCGATTAGCACGATTTCCCGATTAGCTTTTTCCATTTCCTTCAAGAATTTCGCATCTTCTGGAATACCGATACCGGATGCATACTTAGGAATGCCGAGTTTTTGCATTAAACGTCTGGTCTTATCCGCACGCAAAACCTTAGACCCACGAGGCAGTGGCATGATGACATCACGACCTTCTGGGATGAAACTCCGTCCATCTGGTAACGTGACCATCTCACGGTAGACCGCATTGCGCTGGTCGTTGACCATAGCAAGACCTCCCGGGTGATAATCTGTACCATCTTTGTGCCCGAATAATCTTCCAACAGTATTCACGACACGATTGACGACTTCTGTAGCTGTGATGGTTGTATGCCAGCTAGTCGGCACAGATTGGATAGCTCCACTCGCAGAGTTCGCAGCGTTAATAGCACTACTAGCATCGCCAGTCATGTACTTCATAGGGCTGTAAAGAGCGTTCCATTCATTCTGCTTGTTAATGGCGGATTGCCCTGCATTTACCGCACTACCAGCATCACCAGTTTGCAGTTTGGTAGGAGATGGAGTTGAATTCCATTCATTCTGTTTGTTGATAGCTGCTTGTCCTTGTTGGACTGCATTGTCTGCGTTTGCTGTAATTGATTTTTCTAACACCTGATAAGCATTTACAGCACCATAAGCCTCAAGGGCTTGGTTCTTGCCAGCTTCAGCACCACTCGCATCCGCATTGATGTTAGTGTTTGTCTCCTTCGGAATGTTCAGGATGTCGTTCATTACCTGGGAGATGACTTTGCTCGAATTGTCCGTAACATCAATTGGGATGTTAGGATTCATACCGACAAGCAGGTTAAGGGCTTGCTGGATTTTAGTGACCTCACCAGTTGCTAAATCTTTAGCAATAATCTCTTTCTGCTCAGGACTCAACTGATTCCATTTTTGCAAGGTCGAGATAGCAAGGTTTCCAGAGTTGAGGAAAGCCTCATTCTTCATCAGTAGCTCTTTGACTTCTGCTGGAAGGGCGTTCCATTGAGCGAGTACCTCCTTGTTTTCAAGGATAGCCTGCATACCTTTGTGACCGTCTAAAACGAGTTCTTTCTGTTCGAGAGTCAGCTCATTCCATTTACCGGTCTCGACCAAGGTCTCACCAATCAACATTTTAGCGTTCGTTTCGAGGTTGGCATTCTTCAAAATGAATTCAATTGAATTCCAGCCATTCTCAGCTTCCAATACCTTGGAGATTTCTTCCTTGGCATTCGTCTTAACTTCACCCTTTTTATCATCAAATACGAGTGAGTTCCATACTGTATTAGCCTCAGCTGTCTCCTTGCTCATGTTAGCCATGGACTTCGCAACGATCCCAGATGATGTCGTGACAGTATCAGCAGCAGAACGCATATACTCTTCAAACTGCTTCGCATCAAGCCCAAGAGCTCCCATCCGTGATTTAACACCTTGAAGGGCCTCTTTACTCCAACGGCCGTTGTAGTTGTCAAGGAAGCTTTTCTCCAACTCCATATATTTTTGTTGGTAGGCTTCTTTTCTAGCTAAATGCTCTGCTTCCAGCTCCTCTAACTTCTGATTGCGTTCTTTAATTCCTTTTTCGGAGCCATCATTTTTGTATGCTTCTTTGATAGCTTCCTTACGTTTCTCGTATACCTTCTCTTCTTCCTTGACCCAATCCGTGACTACCTTCAACGCATCTTTCCGCTGCGTTTCATTCATGGATTTGACATCGCCATTCATAGCCTGCATGATAGCATGTTTCTTGTCCTTAGAAATATCCAGTAAGTCCAATTCCTGGCTAATCATTTCGTTTTGAATGTTTGAGACGATGGCCTTTTCTTCAAGGGTTAGGTCTCTATGTTGGTCCTTAGCGTTTTGATAGATACGACCGACCTCTTCGGTCATATTCCGGACATTTACTTTGGTTTGTTCAAGTTGCTCTTCTTGGTTCTTACGAACCTCTTCACTCATACCGACTTCTTTAGCAAGAGCTTGCAACTTCTCTTTCTTCTCATCAATCAGCTTGTCAATCTCGCTATTGAGCTTTTCAAAAGATGCCTTGACATTATCGACATTTCCAGCAGTTGCCCCAAAATCAACGATAGCCTTGTTGGCTTCGTCCACCTTGGATTTAAAACCGCTCAGTTGTTCATCTTGGACCTTGCTGACGGATGTTCCCCAGCGCTGTGTCCTATTCTCAGCTTCTGCCATCTGCTCAGCGATATAGGTCAAACCGACTAATGCAGCTCCCCCCAAGAGGATGCCCCATGTGGCACCACTACCAAGTGAGGCTACCGCAGTAGATAATAAGCTTGTACTTGTACTAGCTTCAGCAGTTGCGGTTCCTATTCCGCTAATACTTGCGGACAGGGCTTTAAATCCACCAGCCACAGAGCCAGCGTCTTTAAACGTTTTGATAACACCAGAGACTTTACCGATACCACTAACAAGGCTCCCAAAGCCTTTGGTCAAGCCACCGATGATCCTAAGGCCACCACCGAGTAGTTTCAAAGCAGGTCCAGCGGCCGCTCCCATTAATCCCCATTTGATGATATTCTGTTGTTGCTCAGATGACATCTTGCTGAACTTCTCAGCCATCTCAGACAGAGTTTTCAGCCAAGGTTTAGCAGCATCCAGCCCGCTGTTTAGTGCCTTCAGCAATGGACCACCAAATTCAATAGCAATATCTGTAATCTTGTTTTTAAAGATTTTTAACTGTGATTCAGTTGTTTCATATCGCTTGCGAGCTTCTTCAGTCAGCGCACTGTTTTTTTCCCATGCACTGTTTGAGCGATTCACCGCATCTGTCATTGTGTCAGATGCTGATGCAAGAGATTTCAGCATATTTCCTTGTCGGATACCTTGCATTCCAAGTTCGTCAAGGATGCCGTCCATGTTCTTGCCTTCGTCAGTGGCTTTTTGCAACCCTTTGATAAAAGATTGCAAGGCTTGCGCTGGCTTTTCTTTCCAAGCCTTAGTAAACTGCTCAGAGGTCATCCCAGCAGTTTGGGCAATGAGTTGTAATTTTTCTGTAGCACCTTTACCAACACCAGACACCGCCTTACC